CACCTACAAGCCCTGGAATATTATCTGTTCGATCCCCTTGCAATACCTGTGCCATCCAGTTTCTATCTGCCCTCTTTTCAGAAATGGTTTCAAGATCTCCATTCCTCAGAAGAATGCAGGGTATGGTCTTCATATCTTTGTCGGCTGAAACTATGACACGTGTAGGGTGCTGCTCCTCGGTTGCAAGTATGCCCATCACATCATCAGCTTCAAGGTTAGGGTAGATAGCTACTTCGTAATACCTTTTCATTGCTTCGACAATCTCTTTAAAAGCTAGAGGTTTACGTGTGCCTATTCGGTTAGCTTTGTACTCGCTATATATTCCATGCCTAAAGGTGGGATTGTCAGAGAAGCACATGATGATCTTGCCTCTATCCCCAGTGATGGACTGGTATTCTTCTATCTTCATTGCGATGTAATCCTGTGCATCACGCTCGTCTGTTACAAGCACATGCTGGTACTCGCTGAAGATGACATCTTTCTCACTTGCGAATCCAGCAGCGTAAGCTAGTCCGTCACCATCAATAAGTAATGTCATTGGAAGAAATTTGTTTGTTGTACTAAGCGACCAGTCTTCTCGTCATAGAGCAGGGTGTCGGCATCCCCTGTTGAGCCGCTAAAGCGGTTCTTCAAAACCCCTAGCTGCAACTGGCTACGCTCACCAGCATCACCTTGTTGGTTTCTGGAGCAGCTAATTACCATGTCACTTAGTTGAGCAATGCTATGGCTACCTCTCAAATGATTGAGTGATACCTTCACTCCTTCTTCATGTCCTTTACCTTCAGGTCTACGGAGGTGCGACACAATTATTAAACCTATACCAGTAGATTCAACGCACTGTCTCAGCTTGGTACACGTAACATCCAAAGCCCTTCTCTCATCTAGGTCTGCGATCCCTGAGACAACGATGGTTAGATGGTCAAGTATTACAACATCAACTTCTTCAACGGTTGCGAGGTATGTAATCTTTTCTATGAGGGTGTCGGGATTACAAGATCCGAAATGATCGTATAAAAAAAGTCGGCCTGATCCTAAGAGGGAATCAAAAGCCGACTTGATGATGGGGATCTCGACACTCTCATCTAAATGCAAAGGCTTGTTAAGTGCAACCCCTACAATTCCTTGCAAGCTACGCTTGAGACTTTCTTCCAAAGCTATATACCCTACCTTTAAGTTCTGAGATAGGAAGTGATACGCTAATTCTCTACACACCGTACTCTTACCAGTACCTGAGCCTGCTGCTATACACCACATCTCATTAGAACGAAAGCCTTTACACTTCTCATTCAGTTGAGTCCAGGGCAGATGCACAATAGCTTTGGCATTGGGTTCTATTAGTACATCCCATAAGGTAGATGCTTCTTTAATAGAGTCAGGTCTACTAGGTACTGCCTTCCATAAAAGATCCTTTAACTCTGCACCTTTACCATCAACGAGCATGTCGTTGGCATCCTTGTATGGATCAGGGATGCGACAGATAGCAGCCTTGCCAGCAGGTAGCAACTCAAGTGCTTGCTGTGCTGCCTTCTGTCCTGGCTCATCGTTGTCAAAGCAGATGACTACCCATGCGAATTGACTCAGCCACTTAAGGTTTGCACCTATTGCTTTCTTAACTGACTGTGTACCTGAAGGTAGTGATACGACAGGAAACTTGTTGCCTTGTATCTGGCTCGTTGACATGCAATCAACTTCACCTTCTGTAATAACACAGAACACATTGGATTCTCTGCCATGATTCTGTCGCCACTTGCTTTGACCCCAGAGTTGTAAGTTTCCTATCCCATCATTAGCTAACCAGATAAATTTTTTATCTTGAAAGCGTAGGTGCTGTGCAGATGGCAGCCCTTGCTGATCGTTATAGGTAGCTACATGTACTGGTTGCTCTTTGAAGAACGCCTTGCAATAACTAAAGAACTTAAGTGTTTCGACAGTGATGCCACGCCATTCTTTGTTAGGTGCAATGGTAGTAGTAAGTAGCTTGCTTGTTGATCTAGTTATTGGCATTGACTTTTCTATTGTTTTCTTTGGTTGGATCTGGTGATCACATGCGAAGCAGTGGGAATGTCCGTCATCAAAGAGGATCATTCCCTTTGTTGTGTCGCAGTTAGGGCATGGCCCTCTGCTTACTTCCTTACTTGAAGACACTGCCTGGCTCCTGATCTAAGACGAGAGCCTTATGATCCTTGCCATACTTATCTAGTAGTGCTTGCTTGGCTCTCTCTTTAGTAGCTGCGATGATGTACTCATCGAACTTCTCGTTTCTAGGAGTGAGGACACGAACCCTATATTTATAAGTAAGGTCACTCCCTGTTGTTCTGTAAGTCATTGGTAGCTTTTCTTATGTGGTCAAGCATGGTCTGAAGTTCAGCCCTGCGTTTCTTAATGTTCTGCACTCTCTCTGTATCAGGAGGTGCATCGGGATCGTATGGTTCCCAGTTACCAGGGCACTCCTCTCGGTAGAGTCTGCCCTTTATCCATCTGATTTCTTTATCCATACCAATCAGCAGGTATTACTTTGTGACACCACTTGAAACCATTACGGTCACACCACTCGTAGTACCGCATACTATTTTTCTTCTTGCTAATCTTTTCGTTAGCGTTCTGAAAGCAGAGGCGTATATCTAAATGGGGATGTTGCGTCTTAACTGCACGTAGTTTGCGTCTATCTTCCGTACGCAAGTGGCCTTTCGCCTCGACCATAATGCCCGAAGGTAAAATGAAATCGGGTACATACGTCCCTTCGAGGGTGTAGTCCAGTCGTATTGATTCGTAGGTGAACGCAACATTTTTTGCATGTAAGTTAGCAGCGATTGAAGCCTCGAACTTGCTTCTATATTTATTAGAAGTCGAAGTCATTTGTTGATGGGGTTCCTGACCCTTGTTGTGGTGCATCAACTGTGAATCCCCAGTCCTCTGCTGTATTAGCTTGGCTTCCGAAAGGTATAAAGTTCTTGATGTTGACAGCCGCAGGTGTGAGTCTGCATCCAGTACCGACACCTAAGTTGTACTGACTGACATACAAAGCTACTTGTGCTGTAGTACCTGGGCCAATCTTGTCGTACTTCTGCTTCTGCTCATCGTTCAGTGGTTCCTTCTGTCTGCTATCAAAAATTATTGGTGGTGCTTTAGGTGTGCCATCAGGTGCGTGTGTCTTCTTGTTGCACTTGAGGATCAAAGCGTTCTTAAGTTTTAATTCTTCGTGATCTTCCCATTTCCAAGGAAGTTCATTCCACTTGTAGTCATCCTTCTTCTTATCAGGGAAGGCAGCCTTCAATGCTTTCTTAAAGTTCAGGTTGAAAGTATCTAGCTGTTCCCCTATCTCAACAGCCCTTGGGCTATTAGGAATAACAAGTGTTGTCTGCCATCTAGCAGGAGGATACTTGTCGTCTGCATTGACCAACCATGAATAGGTAAGTCTTGTGTCGTCAGGTGTGGTCAGTTGAATTGGTTTGAGATCAATGAAATCCATTTGATTAAGTAATGAAATAATTGGAGTGCAATGTGTGGGTTGGATCGAAGTTACCTAGCTGAGGTTCAGAAGGTAGATCCACTTGTGTTTCGATAGGCAGTTGTGCCTTGAGTGTGTCTTTGATCTTGGTTAGCCAGTCATCTTTGTATATCTCAACGAAAGATTCTTTAGCTGCATCTCTAACGACACTCATTGAGGTTGGGTCAGTGATGAAAGCATCATGTATCCCACCTATATTTATAACATTTTTACCTCGTGATTTCAACGTACATAATGACATTAAAGAAGAATCAAATGAGTGCAGTATGTTAGCAGTTAGACTGTTACCCATCTTAATAGTATTCAGTGTAGGACAGTCTTCTTGTACCCTAATGTCTAAGTAAATGTCCGACAAATACTTAAGTCTAACCCTGTTATCTTTCGTACTATTGTATTGCTGATGTACTAATAATCCTGATGGTGTTGTCCATCGTAAAGGTACGTTACACTTACCAGCTTTAGTACCGACAGACTTAAACCATTTCATTGCTTGCACTGCTGGTCGTATCATTCGTGCTGACTCTTCATGCAGTATGCGTGCCATGAAGTGAACGGTACTCATTGATCCAGGTTTGTTTAGCCAACAGCTATTGCCATATAAATCTTTAGCTCTTTGTATTGCCCACTGATACGCATACTTATAGAAGGCTGTGTATGTAGCAGCGTATGGGATAGTCATCACTGCTGCCTTAGTAAGACTGCGATCAGGTTGTAGCATCAACCATTTTTTACTGTCGCTACACTTATATACCCTTAGTCTTTCATTTATTTTGCCAACGACTGCTGCATATATATCTTGTGGTTTGTCGGATTGCGTAAGGTTCACCTGCTCTGCCATCTCTTGTGACCTGAGTAAGCCAGCGAAATTCTGCACACCTGAACAGGTGCAGTCCATGATGACAGGATGCCTGCATTTATAGGTCGGCCCCTCTTGTTTCCACTCGTAATAGGTACGACAAAAAGCTAAGAAACTCCACGGTTTCTCTGCTCTAGTCCAGAAGTTAGGGCTTAACCAAGCGTCATTGCCTGCTGCAAGGATAAGTTGTTCGTGCTCAGTAACCCAATCAATTCTTGTCTGCCAATCTGATTTGCCTAGCCCATATACATTTGCACCATGCACACGCAACCAGTTCACATGCTCATCTGTCTGCATGTAGTTGTAGTAAGAGAACTGTAAGAGTGCTCGGCTTAGATCATTACCTTGTGGGTTTAGGTATGGTGGCCTGTAATAAATTCTTCCTCGACTGTCCAGTTGGCAGGGCATGAACAGTTCATCTTGTTCTTTTAATTCACTAGCTATATGTAGTAACCAAGCCAGCCCAATGCGTGAGTTCCTTGTCTTCTCTTCTAGTATGTGTTGCTTCTTAGCTGTCTTTCTCCACGCTAATACTTCAGGGCTGTCATCATCTTTACCTTTAGGGTAAGGCGGTATCACTGGTTCTTGTTGCACTACACCAATAGACCAGCCATTATCTCTTGCACTAATAGCCTGCTCTAGTATCCACTCATTGATAGTCCAACCAACATCGCTAAATATTTCTGGTGCTTTCTTGCATGGCTCATCACCTTTCAAGTGTTGAGCTACTACTTCGTTGTTCGATTTAACTAGAGGTATCTGTAAACGTGGGTCATGGTATCCACCGATCAGATCAGAGTTAAATGGTACACCTGGTGCAATGGTTGGTAGATAGTGAGGGATTAGTAAGCCTTGCTTGTCTTTAACTTCTTCGATCCACTTCATGCACTCAGCAGTCGGCTTAATAATCCTACGTTTCTTATGTGGTAGGTCATCTCTTTCTACCTTGATAAACCCTGTCTCTTTCTCAACGATGTAAATCAACAGCCCACCTATTGCCATGCGTTCCTTGGCTGTCCATTGGACAGTGTTTGTCATGTGTTGCAAGCCTTTAATCTTATGTCGTTTACGCTGCCTGCTCCTGTTGTATCTGGCTAACTCATCCTTGTTTAATCTCTCAAGCATGGCCTCAATCCATAGCCTGTCTGCTATCTCTTGTCCGACAGTATGAAAGGTAGGATTGAGGGTAAGAGTATCAATGATTGTCCGAATAGCTGTAGCTGCTATCGTTTCAGTGGGAAGAGTCCGTAAAGGTTTGAGTCTTGACCAAGCAACGCCAGCACGTCCAGACTCAGACTCTTTCTTTATGTATTCAATGTGATCTTTGATAAGTCCATATCCCTTAGAAGATAAAGTCTCACCCCATCTGGAGCGAGACTGGATCTTCTTAGTTTGTAGTTGATTCTCTACATAGCGTGAGTTGTCCACGCTATTAGAGATCATCTTACTTTCAAAAATCAGTACATCATTTTCCACGTAACCTCTCAAGCAGTTCTCTATTAGCTGCTTGCTTTGCTTCCAAAGCAATGCGTTGTTCCTCGTAGTGCTTATCAAGCCAGTCTTCGAGGACGTAGCGACATACACCTGACATACTCATACCCTTAAGCTCACTCAGATGAGTGAGAAGGGCAGAGTTTTGAATGGTAGTCCTAGTTTGGATACCAATCACATCATTAATAGGAGTCGTCATTACCTACTACCTCAAGGGTTGGTGTTTTTGTTTGTTGCTCATAAGAAAGGTTGAGTTCTTTGAGAGCCTTAACAAGGACAGTCTTAGCAACTTGCACTCTTGATAATCCATTACCGACTATCAATTCGTACTGATCACCAAGCTTGAACTTAAGTTGTGCCTCTTCATAGGCTAGGTGTGCATCAAGTAATGCCATTGACTCATCATCAAGTCTGATGTTGAGTTGATTTCTGTCTGATCTTTTAGTTGCCATGTGATTGCAATAGAAAAACATTTGGGTTGGTCGAGGGTTGACACGCCTGCTCAGTTGAGACTCCGCACTGTTATCCCTCGTTAATTAATAGCTGGAATAAATAACTTCACGCTCAATCATCCAGTCATACTTATCAACGTATGCCTTGCATGTAAAACACTGAAGAGATTGAGATCTCAAATGATATACACGCTGTGTGCCCTCGCAATGAGGACACTTGATGAGCTTGCCATCTTTTCCGGTGCGTGAATACTTACGCATTGGCTCAAAGTATTCCGTCACTGTGCACTCACCATCAGTGCATGTGATCTTCTTGGTTGATTCAGTTGGCCCCATTTGTTATTCCTCGTTGGTTGTTGTACTGCCGGTGAGTTAGCCAGCAATAAAAAAAGGACAGCGTAGATACTTAAACCTAACGCTGTCCCGATAGCCTGCCTAATCATCAAAGTTCTTGATGAATGCACGCTGATACACAGTCTCAGGATGATTAATTTCTTCCTGATGTAGTTCTTGTTCAGCTAAGATCGCAAGTTTTTCTCTTGGATCTATCTCTTCTGGTCTTGGGTATTCCATTAGAAAAGAACTCCGAGTGTGAATACGACAGCAAGCACAATCCATAGACTGTCTAGCTGTTCTTTTGCTGGTGTTAACTCTGCTACCTGAGCTTGAAGTCTTTCTTTGTCTTCAGTCAGTGTCGCAATAGTAGTTCTAGCCACGATAAAAAATAAAGCGGTGGGATTTGTGAGGGTGAGTCCCTCAGTCTGCCCCGTAGGACAGAGAGAGAGAGTCATTCTTCTGTGTAACCGTCAAACCAAGGCCCATGAATAGCAGTGTGTTGAGTGTTGGCTGGTGTAATACAAGTTGAAGAACTTGTTTCATCATGAGAGCAATGCTTTTGCGCTTGCTCAAGTGTTAAACCTCCATATCCTCTACGGTCTACAGGTTTCCATGTTGGACGGTCTTTGTAGAATCGAACAATCTTGTAAGTGGTCATAAAACCTCTTTGTGGTGGGCTTATCCCTCTTGATTGAGGGAAAGACTAGAGCAGGGTTTGCACCTGCTCAACCGCTTGAACGGATTAGTCAAAGTCAGATGCTGTTAAGTATCTTGACTCGTTTGGAATCTCTACAGTCTCGGGAGTTAGTGGAATGTTCCAGTCAAAATCCCATGTTGACTTGTAGCACTTCCATTCCTTCAGATCAGTGTTCCAAAGATAAGAGAACTCAATCATTCCAGGGTCAAACATTACATATTCTGCAAGGTCTTCATGTCCCATTGCTTGAGTCTTCTCCCCCCTTTGGTTGTAGGTCTTAATGGCTGGCTTCTCTAGTTCCTTACCCTCCCAGGTTCTGCGAGTGTGAATACAACTGATGTCGCCTAGCTCCATTAATTCCCTAACCTTTACGCTATCTGAATACTTATTCTTTAGAACGACTCCTAACCATTCTGGGTATCCATCCGAGTGATGATATACAGACTCAATAGATCCATCTTGATTAAGGATTCCGATCCGTGAACGAGTAGACATAAAACCTAATGTGGTGGGTTCATTTATCACATTAATTGGAAATGAATCAAATGTCAATAAGATCCACATTCTTTTTGAATAGCCTAGTTAGTCATTGCGGTAACAAACTAAAAGACTTCAATGCTCCAGAGCAGCCCAGAATCCGACCTGATAGCCTTGCATAACTGCTTATAGAACAGTTATGCCACCTAGTCATACCAATGGATTAGACCCCCTCCCCCCTCATTTGGACACAATTTGGACACCAATGGGGGGTTGAAGCTAGTTCTTACATAACGATTAACCCCTCACATTTTTCCAATAAAAATTGTGTTCTGTGGGGCTCTAACAGATATCTAATAGGGGGGATCTGAGGGGATCTTATAGGGGGATAAGGAAGATATTCTATTCATATATGGACACTTAGTGGTAGCAAGGGGTTTCAAGGGTAGAATTTAAGAGGTTAGCTTGGTCTGCCAGTGAGCTAACAAGGGGGTCTTCCTGTGGTGGGTGAGACTCCCGCCAATACTGTGTATGATTAGGGAAATTACTGAAAGATTATGGCTAAGAAGAGTACGACAGAGGTATTGGGAGACTTACATGCGGGGTTAGCTGAGTGGTTTATGGATAAGTTAGTGTCTGGGGAGATGACTGTTGCGGATGTGAATGTAGCTAGGCAGTTTCTGAAGGATAATCAGATCAGTGCGCAGCCGGTGGAGGGTACTGCTTTTGGGGAGTTAGCGAAACAGTTACCAGATATAGAGAATGTCGTAGCATTTAAGAAGAAAAGGGCTTAATTATGTCGTTAATGATTACTGGTTATAGAGAACAGCCCAAGATGGGGCCAAGTCCTAAGAGTTCTACGACTGCAAATATGACAAGGAGTATTACTGTTGGCAGTCGAAGCCAGCCAAATGCAAGTTTGGCAATTAGTTCACCAAGGATGGGGCCAATACCACCGTCAAATTATCAACCAAGATCTGCTCCTGTAAGTCTTACGGTTGGCAGTAGGACTCCTGAAGCATTGCCTAATAAGAGCATGGAGCGTTTTAGTCAAGGGAGTTTTGGTATAGGAAAAGAATATGATAAGTACACCAAGATTTATCAAAGACAAATAGATGAAGGTAGCACTCTTGAGCGAGCTATGTATTTATCAAGGACAGCAACTCCAGAAGATCATATAAGAGCTTTTGGAAATAGAGATAATTGGAAAAAATGGGGAGGAGGGAATAAAAGACCTTCAGGAACTAATGCAACAAGGATGGCAGCAATTAATAGAATCAGGTCAAGACGTGCTGAAGCTGAAGCAAAAAACAATCCCTTTTCAATTCCTTCTCTAAATAATGTTCTAATGGCTGGTGCTGTCTATGGCGATATGGGGATGCACGACATTGATGGCAGAGGGCATTTTGTTACTACAGGCCAGCTTCAAAAAATGAAAGCAGATCCTGCACGATTTGGTTTAAGTCCATCCCAGATAAGAATGATTAACAAGATTAAAGTTTAATGCCAAAAGAAAGATGGCAGCCGTTACCTGAACAGTTCAGGGATGATTTTAGATATTTTTTAGTTGTCGTATGGAAGCACCTTCAACTTCCTAATCCCACTCCTGTTCAGTTAGATATAGCTGAATATATGCAGGATGGGCCAAAGAGAAGGATTATTGAGGCGTTCAGGGGAGTAGGAAAGAGTTGGATGGCAGCAGCTTATGTGCTGTGGCTGCTAAGGAATGATCCACAGAAGAAGATCATGGTTGTATCTGCAAGCAAGATGCGAGCAGATGACTTTGCACAATTCTGTCTCAGGTTAATTAGAGAGATGGATATATTGAAGTGCTTAGAACCAGATAGGGATGAGCAAAGAAGTGCGAGTAATAGATTTGATGTAAGACCAGCGACACCAGATCAATCCCCATCAGTAAAATCTGTCGGTATCTTTGGACAGCTTACTGGTAGTAGAGCAGATTTAATACTTGCAGATGACTGTGAGGTTCCTAATACAGCGTGGACTGTAGGAATGAGAGAGAAATTAATTGTATCTGTCGGAGAATTTAATGCGATCCTGAAACCAGGTGGAGAAATTATGTTCCTGGGTACGCCTCAGACGGAAGAAAGTATCTATAACAAGTTACAAACAAAAGGATATGAATGTCGTGTCTGGCCTTCAAGGTATCCAAAGAAACCACAGAAATACGGTGCATCTCTAGCACCAATGATACTAGAGAATTGTGTCGAACTTGTTAATAAACCAACTGACCCTGATCGCTTTAATGAACTAGATCTAATTGAAAGAGAAGCTAGTTACGGTAAGTCACAATTCACGCTTCAGTTTCAACTAGATACGACACTCAGTGATCTAAATCGTTTCCCTCTTAGATTATCTGACTTAGTAGTTTTAGAAGTTGATCAAGACGCACCTGAGAAAGTGGTGTGGTCTTCTGGTGCTGAGTATCGGATTACTGATTTACCTGCTGTTGGATTTAGTGGAGATTATTATCACAGGCCAGCGTTTATACATGGGCAGTGGATTGAGTTCCAAGGTTGTGTAATGTTTATAGATCCTTCAGGCAAGGGTCTTGATGAAACTGCTTATTCTATTGTCGCTCATCTCAATGGAAATTTATTTGTATTGGAGGTGGGTTCCTTCCGTGAAGGTTATACCGAACCTGTCTTAAGAGGAATTGCAGAAGCAGCTAAACGTAGAAAGGTGAAACTGATTCTCTTAGAAGATCAGTTTGGTCAAGGTATGATGGAAAATCTTTTACAGCCTTACCTCAGAGAGGTTTATCCCTGCACGATTGAAGCGACTAGGAGCAACGTCCAGAAGGAGAGAAGAATTATTAATGCTCTTGAACCAGTGATGAATCAACATCGGTTGATCTTTAATCGCTCGGTAATTGAAGATGATTCCAAAGCTAGAGATGATGATTCCGTAGAGACAGCCTTGGCATACCAGTTGTTTCATCAATTAACTCATCTCACTGTCGATAAACAATCTTTACAACATGATGACAGATTAGACTCGTTAGCTGGTGCAGTTCAGTATTGGAACGAGTCTCTTGCTATAGATGAAGATAGAGCTATTAAGGAACGTGAAGCAGAACTTTGGGAATTGGAATTGGCAGCGTATAAAGGTGATATTGAGGGCCTTCTCGATGCACAAATTCTTGGTGTCCCAATCGAAAAAGTCCAAAGGCAAAATGCAAAAGCAGGATGGATCAAAACTCACGGGAACCACTGAATACAGACCTAGAGGATGGGTGGTGCGTATCCCTTCTGCTTTTGTTGGGTATGGTTCTGTTACTGATCATGGATTCCAGACGGTTGTTGTAGCTGAAACTCCTGACCATGCTTTAGATGTCGCTTCTAATTCTCATGTGTGGGAGCACTTGGATTTTCCTGTGAGCGATTTCCAAGTGTTCCCTCAGAATCCTCTTTAAGCTCTCCACTTACGATTGCGGTCTGGTGGATGATGACTCGCTACTAATTTTTCTAATTCATTTAGTCGTCTAAATAATTCTCTTGTATCTCGTTCTCGGCGGTTGCTGATGTTGCTAAGGGACATAATAACAACACTGGCTGTTGCACCAATGATTGCTGCTGTAATCTCTGCCACTGTTCAAAATGAGGAATTGTGTCTAGTGTAGGACGGCCTACCACTGAATTTCATGGAAGAAAAGAAAACACCTGAACAACCAAAGGAAGAAAAGAAGAAAGGTGTATTAGGAAAGCTGCAAGAGATTACTCCAGACAAAGAGGAACAAGTTGCACTAATTGGTGTAGCTGTACGCCTTGGTATTGTTGTCTGGAGTGGTTTTATTCTCACCTTGGCGTACGTTGATCTACCAGGGTTTCAAAAGCAAAACTTCGATCCAACCTTTATAGCAAGTGTATTCACTGGTGCATTGAGTACATTTGGTTTAGCGACTACAAAGGATAAGAAGAGTAACGGTGTTAGCAAGGAAGACATGGAAGCCATGATTGCTAAAAGCAATACAGCACAAGGTGAGCAAGTTATTAGAGTGCAGACTGCTCCTCTTACTATTAGTGGAGTTGAAGTGGTCAAGAATGAGAAAACTGATCCAATTACTAAGCGTCCCATTGATCCTGTTACAGGCAAATTGACATGAAGAAGCTATTAATCTTGTTTTTGCTGGCTTCTCCCTGCCAAGCAGAGATTATATCCAAGCTTTCTAGCTCTACTTCTCTAACAGTTGGAGCTAGTAGTACAAACGCAACTAGGATTCCGTCAACTTACGCAGTATCGGGATCCAATATAAAGGTCAGCACTGGAGAGCATATAGGCAAGCTTACGGCTGGTTCAGCTACAGCCGCAGCTACGCTTGATGTTGGAACGTACGAGATGAACACTGTAGGATCGGCTTTTTCTCTTACGGAGAGTTGGCAGCAGGGGGACGCTATACCAGCGATAGGGAGTGGTGTTGATGTGAGCACTGGTGTAGTTGCTGACATGCCTGCTTTCGGTAATACAGTCACTATTTCAGGTGGTGTTGCTGGTAATTTAGCTGGCACTGTAGTCAGTTCTGGCGTGGTTACGGTAGTAGCAGGCGGTGCAAACACTACGGCTGTAGGACAAGTAACCAACGAACTGACTGTAAGGTGAGAATACTTCTGTGCGTACCTTTCTATATCTCCTACTGCTGTTTAGCCCTAGTGTTCAGGCTGTGCCAGTGGTTCCTCAATTTACACAGGGTACAGTTACTTCGCATACAG